CATTATGGTATTGACCAAACCCAACGAAACTATTCGTAAACTTATTATTTACCATTGTTGCAAGAGAATATTGATTTCTTTCTCCTGCGGTGGCTTCGCCATCAGTCATGAATATGTGATAGATATTATGATCCGGGAATGTAGTATGATACGCAGTGAGCGCATCACCTGCACTTTTCAGCGCCGCTTCTATATCCGTAGAACCATGACAGTCAATTTCATAGATCTTATCGATGAGGCCTTTTACATTTTGTTCTGTGATCTTTATCGTATCGATCGCGACGTCGACTTTATAATTAAAACTATGAACACGGATAAATATGTCAACGTCTTGATTCGATAAAAAATACATCATGTTTTTAAACGTCTGTTTTACATAATCCATTTTCGTCGCGCCGTTTTCATAATCATTCATAGATCCAGTTTTATCGATTGTAAATACAATAAAGAGCGGCGTCTTTGTGATCTTCGTTTTCGCTATTTTTACGCGAAGCACACCAAAAGATTCGTCATCTTTTAAAAGATCGTTGGGCCAACATGTTTCATCTGTATGTATTTCAATTAGGGAATCTTCTATAATAGGATGATCGGTCATATTATTATAGTATAGTGATTTATCTATAAGTCAAATTTATAATATATATTTATATGCAATTCCCAATGCTACAAACGCCTTGGCAATGCAGTCTAATATATTAGTAATAACATTTTTAATACGTTCATCGAAAATATAGGCGATACCATAAATGCTCCAAATGATAAAATATACCCAATAAAGCAGAGCATTAAATGTATTATGTTTACCTTTGATAAACGCGTAATAAAGAATATAAAATATCGCAAAGAAGGGTAGGAATCCCAATATCATCGCTGTGATGCGATCTAGCATATTGATTTCACCTAGATAACCTAAGGCTAACATAACATAATCTAACCCAACAATCTTTAAAAGCATGGAGTTCGTCACGGTAGTTTTTGTGTTCATTCCGAGAACAATCGTCAAAACAATAAGCATAATGGGGGTTGTGATCGACCATCCACGGTAACGTAAACGACTCACGTTCTGGAAATTTACAACACCCTTATTGATGTTTTGAATAAACAAATAATACATAAATGAGGATACGCCTGTGACAACAGATTCCATTAAAAATATGCCTCTTAGTCTAGAATCTTTAACTACAAACGCCGAAATGATAGAGATTATAAACGCAAATTGCATGATGTAAAATATGCCATAGAATAGTGAATTTGTTAAATCCTCTTTCGGTTCTACTTTATTCGTTACCTTTTCCTTTCCCTTTTCTACTTCATTTTTGTGTGATAGTTCATTCATTCTATACTATACAATTATAAAAAGAATCGCGGGTAAATATATAAATATATCCTATATAAGAACCATGTCACATATCCATGCATTTCATATTGACAAATTAAGAAACGATTTCGATAATATCATTACTTTAAAAAAAGAAATATCCAAGATAAAAATCGTGGTGAGCGATAAATTAACGCAACTGAAACTCGTATATAACGAACTCATAAAATCCAATACCAAAAAAATCTTCCTATTCTGTTTGGATTCTTTTTATTTTCAATATAAAACCTTTGCCATGGAAATGGAGCATATAGATCGCTATAGATCGCTCATGAATAACCGCATGTACTGTGATTATTATAAACTATATAACATCATCGTTTCTCATATCAAAGAGAACCGTTCAGAACTGAATATAACGGAATTAGAATTGAAGAGTTATCCTGCGTATAAAGATTTAGAACCATTTCAAGAATATAAATTGGAGGATATTAAAGAAATACATAACAATATTTTGTTTCTAATCAATCAACTCTATGTTCAGTCATCTTCGAAAAATGATAATATTTTAAACTATAATGATAATCACCACATCGGGTTCTCAATTTCGAACTTTTTAAATACGTTAGAATACGAAAATAAGTTATTACGTGAGCAAATCACACTCTATATGAACTATGTATCCTTTTTCCATGTATCTCAAAGAAAGCAATTAAATCGTTTATATGTTAGGATGCAGGATTTTTATAAGGAGGTCGAAGAAAATATCAATATCAATAAAACGTTTTCTATTGAAGATGTTGGCGAAGAAGATCGTTTAAATCGCTTTTATATTATTGGTGAAGACGTTACAATAGAGAATATTTTGGAAGATACGGAATTTTTAATGGAGAACACAGAAAAGGTGATTGAAAAATTGGCAGAAGTCATTGAAAATGATGTGCAGCCTGTAGATATTTCAGGAAACATAACGATAGAAACTGTTGAAACAGATACCAGTGCGTAGAAATTTTAATAAAAATAATTACTATTTACAGTATTTATTTTTTAGATAGATATAGTATAACAATAAGCAATACATTTTTATGATAAATAAGCATGATCAAGATCAAGAAGATAGCGATTTAGAACATATAAAAACAAACCATCCGATCACAAATGCTCGTTTAGACAATTCAGACAACGTGAGTTCGACCGCCGCATTGAATGCATCAAAGAAAGTAGAATGGTCTCCCGAAAACGAATTGATTATGGTGGAATGGTGTGATGTGGCACAATGCTATAAATGGATGAATACGAAAGCACATCAACGATTTTCTTATATGCATGCCTGGTTCACAATTCCAGCAATTACTCTTTCTACTATTAGTGGAACTGCATCATTTGCTCAGACGAGTCTTCCTGCACAATACCAGGCCCTTGCGCCTATGGCAATCGGCACCATCAATATTTTCATTGGCATTTTAACCACTGTACAACAATATTTGAAAATCTCTGAATTGAATGAGGCGCATCGCGTGTCGGCGATATCTTGGGATAAATTCGCGCGCAATATTCGTATTGAATTAGCCAAGAATCCTGAGGAACGTATGGATGCTGGACAATTTTTGAAACTTAGTAGACAGGAATTTGATCGTTTAATGGAAACGAGTCCAATGATACCAGAAAACATTATCAAAGAATTTAATACCAAATTCAGTGGAAGAGCAGGATCCATAGAAAGAAAACGCTTTGAGGAATTAAAAAAACCCGACATTTGTAATATTATTGTCAGTGCAAATGAGACCCGGCATCATTGGTATTTAGATATTGGTAAATCCGCAGACGAATTTGATAAATCCGCGGACGAGGCCTATGCAAAATCAAAAGATGAACTCATTCGTAACCAGCAGCGTAAAATAGCAGAAAAAGATAAAGAAATAAGGAGAAAAGAATTGGAAGACCAAGAGAAGTTAAGAAGGCAAATCGAGGATCGTGAGCGAAGCGTGAAGGCCACATTAGAACTCGAATTGTCTTATAAAACAACAATCCAACCTATAAGAGATTATGTGGCCAAATTTGAGAACATGTATTCTCGTAGACCCATGAAATATGAAATTCAAGATAACTTTAAGGAAGAAGTAGACGCTGATGTGTTGGCTCGATTCTTAAATACATATGATGAGAAAGAAAGCATCGGAGATGTATTGAATAATGTATAACGTAGCATCTTTATAATTCGGTAAATAAATCCGATTCCTTGGTAGACCAAAACTCCTTTTCCTTATCGTAAAAACATAACCATGAATAATTTTTTGATGTCTTTATAAAATTATTCGGCTCGTTCTCGGTTTCTATGAAAAAATCACTTAGTGGAAAATTATTATTCGAAAGATATAGTGTATCTCGCACAAATAAAACATATCGCTTTATTTTATTTAGGTTCTCGTATTCTGTCGGATTATAAGAGAACAAATAAACATTTCCTAATAATGGGTGCTCCATCATAGGGTTAATGAGAGAACGTGTAGACCCCTCTGCATAATATGTGTTTTTAAATTCTTCGCCGTTTTGCGTACATAAATAACCAACAATAGGTGTTTCTACGGCTTCGCCATTGTCGTATTTGATTCTTCGAATCACAGAATTGGCGATGAAGAAATCGACGGTGGGGTCGACGATCGGCACATCAAGAATTCGTTTTTTATTTATAATTTCATCCAAGGTTACCCAAATATAGGGGGACCCATCTGGTATTTCATCATAATGCCCAGCACAATCATAGACCACATAGATTGTATCTCCCATTTCGATGAACCCTTTATACGAGGATTCTGCTATACCACTTATTTTCTGTACATATTGAGAACATTGACTCAAAAATTCATCTTCGATTTCATCTTGATCGTCATCATCTACTTCCTCTTCACCTTGGCTTTGTTCAGGTGCGATTTGCTGAAACGATTGTATAAGTGTTTCAAATTGTTGCATATTCAAGTCTGTGCTAGGAAGTTGATACGACTCTTCTTTCTTTTCGAATAAAAACTGTAAAAAGGGTAAATTGGCACTCTCATTCATGTCATATAAACAAAGAGCGATTTTACAGGGTTTTTGTAAATCACGTTTATACCCGAAAGATTTTGATAAAGGATCGTCATCTAAGTAAGACCATTTCAATTCTACGAGAGATTCATTATCTACATTCTTTTCGGACTCGTCTGGTTCAGAGAACGTCCCCTTTGGCGTTGGCAATTCTATATCTATTTGTGGTATAGTTTCAAGTTCTCGTTCTGGTATTGTTATTTGACTGCCTATAAATTTTTCATTTAAATAATCTCGTAGTTCTTTGGTGGATAGCATTATATAGAATCACTGCATATTTTTATTCTCTACGCTTTACTAAAGATAATATTTCAAAATAATATAAAAACAACCCGCCAATATTGTTTATAAGTTAGTTTATTATTTGTCAAGGCAACTCGTTTCCGCTAAAATGCATTATGAAGATGATCCATTCCACCCGAACAACATCGACGAAGACGATTTTGAGTATCACTATGAACCGAGCGTCAGAAGCGAGGAGACATTCCCAACTAGCGTGAATTTGAAAAAGAATTTGCGAAAGAATGCAATGGACCCACTGAAGATGGTTGATAAGGGGTATCATAAGTTGGCATTTCATCTTAAGACAGGGAAGAAGGAGGTAGAGGTATATGCATCTCCCACGAACCCCGGGTTTAAAATCCGGGACGCTATCACTGGCGCGCGATACCAAGAGTATAAAACCGGATCAAAGTATGAAGATTTGTTTTTTAAAGCGATAGTTGTTTGCGGGCATCAGAACAAGGATGGACTCACATTGTTTTTTGATAGCCCAGAGCAATATGAGCGCCATATGCATGCAACGATCTCCCAGAAGGATAAGGAGAAGTGGACCAATAAGTGCGCAAACGCAAGGAATTTTTTGAATAAGGAATAAAATAAGGCAAAACAAATATAAAAATTAATTAATAATCTAAGATATAAAATGCTGATTGATGGTTGTATTTTATATCCAGAACAGTATAATTTTTTATGGAAGACATCGTTTTTATCTTTGACGTCGACAATCTTTGGTATTTATAAAGGGCATTGGGATTTGGCTCTCTGTCCAGGAAGTGTTTTTTAAGTTCTATCAATTATTGGTATAAACCAGATTATTCTTGGAGGCGGACATTAGATATTACAGTCGTGCATATGACGTTTGGTTATACGTTATTGAAAGCCTATTATTCTGAAAATGCATATCTCTACTATTTCGTAGTGATGTTTGGCATTTACTTTTATCAATTGGGCGTTCATTATTATAAAAATGAGATGTTTTGGCACTCCACTTATTGCCATAGCATGTTACATATTATTGCTAACATAGCCAATTTTGTTTTATATGCAGGTTCCGTTCCTCCGTTAAGTTTCTTCTTTACGAAATTCTTTGGATTAGCCTTAGAGCAAGAAACGATTATGCTGGACGAATGTATTGATTTATAAACTGTATAAAATTATAATAACGTTTTATGTTATTATGATTTGGAAATTTCTATTCATCGGTTTTATATTGAATCCAAAACGAAGGTTTTCAACTATAAACCGATCGAACGCTATTGACCATTTAGAATCTCTTATCGATTCTCAAATGCCGATGCAACCCAATAAAACCAATGACATGACTGTTACAAACACACCATTTTTTAGACGCACTGCAAAAGAAGGTAGGGATGAGCGATATGATATTTTATATAACGAGACAAATGATAACGAGGTCCTAGTAAATATCAGCCGTTTTATTCGTCAAATGGATTTATTACGAAAACTAGAAAGCGTTAAGATTCCGCAGCAACAAAAATTAGATGAAATAGAAAGGTACAATCATGACAATAGCCCATCCAAATATGCACCAAATATAAAGGGCGGTGGACTGTTTCGCGATTGGGATCAAGTTTAGTGAAAAAAAATATGAAGAGTATATAAATATACTATTCATATGAACGATACTTCTATTCCTGTATTAGCCTATGCATTAATCGGCATAACCACATTGGTCCTCTCTTATGTCACATTAATTGATACGGGGTCAGATAAACCGTCTTCTATTGCAGGTGCGTCTGCCACGTCCTTATTACCTAGTTCAATTCCAAGCCCTCAAGTAGCAGTGCCTATGAGCCCGACTCCACAAGGCACTGAACTTCCTATAGCAAAATCATATGGCGGTAAGAAAACAAAGCGCAGAAATCCTGGACATAAAAAAACAAAACGCTCCCATAAATGATTACATAGGTTTAGAATCACATATAATACAGAAATTATTATCTACGTGGCAACTTTCATGAATACATTTGATGCAGATATGGTGGCCACATGCTTTAAAGATCACGCTTTTTGATTTACTACAAAATTTACAATCGATATTCACACTAGACGATTTAATAGGGGACTTCGTTTTTTTATTAAAACAGCATAGATATCGCCACATTAATGATATATAATACGTTTCTATTATATGGATTGATAATAAAATAATTAGCAAAATAAATAAAGGGGACATAAATTAAATAGTAACAACTCAACCATGTTAAATTTATGTGATATCATAGGAAAGAGCACAGAATATCTAAAACAAAAACTCGACGATTTCTGGTCGGTTCGTGGACGCTACGACTTTGTATATGTATCTCTCGGATCAAAATGGAATGAGGATTATGTACGCTTTAGCCAACCCAAAAATATAAGGGCACATAAATTCAAAACAAATGCGCCATATCAAATGATCCCCAACTTTTTACGAAGCCGAGAAAAAAGATCTTTGGTCATTATCATTGACCGTTTTTACGAAGAAACGAATAAGGCAAAAAATAAGGATATACTTATACAAAGTTTGGAAGAGAGCAATGATAAAATAGACGCGGTGCTTTTAGGGAATCTGTCTTCGAATGCGCAGTTGAATGCTATGATTTATACTATCGTTAATAAGGTGGTCCTAGAAAAGGTCGAACCAGACCATTTTATGATATGCAATTATATAAAATTTCAGAACGATCAGGTTTTACTTCATGGTGATAAGGAACAAGCGATTTATAATTTATTAAAGTCGCAAGAAAATAAAAAATATGGCGATTGTTTGTATGTGTGGTTTGGGTATCTATACCAATTTTATGATTATATCTATAGATATAACTATTTTAATAAGATTGAGGATAAGATAGAGACTCTCAATCAACTCGATGGATTTTTTTCGAATGTGATTGCCATGTCTTCCAATAATACAATTGTAGTGCAATCTGCAAATATAATTTCCATGTGCGATAATATACTGGATATTAAATTGCCTGACTACAATCAAACTGGGATGACATCAACAATAAAAGAATATTTGGTAGATAACGACATGATAGACATATCCATGATTATGGATGACGTCTAGGTCATTGTGATCGACTTTTTATAGCAATTCTCAAATAGGGCCTTTACTTGCATTTTATTGGCGCCGATAATGATATCATCTGGCACATAATTCAGATTCTCTTTATAATAGCATAATATGGCAGGAACTCCTCGTACCATCTTCTTACTCGACAAAAACGAATAAATATCAATACATTCATCGACATCAACGACCACACATTGGACATTGTCCGGCATTTTACTCATATAGAATTTCACATCCGGTTCGATCATTTTACATGGGCCACACCATGTCGCGCCGAATTTAATGATCAATATGCCCGGATTCGTCTTTAAGAGTTCAGCGAAATGGTTACGATCGTCTATTTTAGTTAATATGGGGAGAGGCATATATAAATCATGTGATACTTTTTATCTTATGATTTAACGAAAACTCGGCGGTTTACTTTGTCTAAAAAGAATATAATGAACTTGGAAAAAGCACACAATCTAAATATTCATATGTATAGTCTCGATGAAATATTACAATTATTCGATCTTGGATACGAAATATCCATAGATGATTTGAAGCGGGCAAAGAAGAAGGTTCTTATGACACATCCGGATAAATCCCGTCTTCCACCCGATTATTTTCTGTTTTATAAAAAGGCATTTGATATCGTGATTAAATTCTATGATAATCAGAATAAGGTCAACCAGGTTGTGCCGCAAGAAGAGATCAAGTATACTACTGCCAGTGTTTCGAATACGGATAAAACGGTAAAAACGGCGATTCGGGAAATGTCTACCCGCGAATTTCGCGAGAAATTCAATCAACTCTTTGAAGAGAATATGGCTACGAAACAAGATCCTGCTCGTAATGCGTGGTTCTCTAAGGACGAACCTATTTATCAAGTCGAAGAGAACGTGAACTCGAAAAATATGGGCCAGGTTTTTGATAAAGTAAAGTCCACACAGAATGAAACTGCTCTTGCTAAGTATCGGGGAGTAGAGACCTTATATATGAATCCGGGAACGGGTGCTCGAATCTATGAAGAAGATGAATCCGATCAATATGTGACGAGTGATCCATTTAGTAAATTGAAATTTGATGATTTACGAAAAGTTCATAAAGATCAAACAGTTTTTGTGGTGAGCGAGCGTGATATTGAGAAGGTTCCTGTTTATAATTCTGTGGACCAATATAATCGAGAACGATCGAAACAGATGGCGGCTCCTTTAGAGAAGGCGGAGGCGGAACGGATGTTATCTGAACAGGATCGCATATATCGTGAAAGTATGATGAAGAAGGAACATGCGGCTAATCTTAGATCTATGGAATATGAGAAAAAGAATAAGTCGGTGCTGGCTAATTTTTTGAGGTTGGGGAATTAATTTTTGTATGTATATATTAGATTAATATGGAAGACTTTGGCCCTGCCTTGGCAGATCCAAAACACTTAAGTTTAAATGGACAACTAACATGCCCTATTTGTAATTCAAAAATAAAAATAGAATTTCCCTCTCCATTGGGTCCGCCTGAAAATTCCGCTCATTCAGGGGAGCCTTTTTTTAGAGAGGTTTCGCCTGAAATAAACGATAGAGAGTTTTCGCCTGAGTTGTCAACTGTATTTAGAAATCTAGAAACCGATGAAGAAATTTATAATCATTTTGGCGATATATACAAAATACTAGGTATTGATGTTTATTGGTTTAAGAACGGGACATTTGTAGAACCGACGCGTGAACAAATAGTCGCTTCTTATAATTTATACAAAAAAAGGAACATGAATTTAGATACAGAAAGTGATATAAATGTTTTTTTATTTGAAACCTTGTTAGATGATGCATTTAGAAGTGGTTACAACAAACATTATTTGAAATATTTTAAACCAAAATATGCAGGAACCACAAGAAATGCAAGTGAAAGTCTCTGGGGGATCGGTGGTAAACGTTATAAACATTTTGCCAAATCCCATAAAAAGAGAAAAACCGCACGCCGTAAAAAGGGGACAAAAAGGCACCGTTAATTAAATTTCAAATTCATGCCCGCCCTTTCTAATTCTTTCTGTTTTTCTTGCAGGCAAACGATAAGGATCTAACTGATCTTTACATCCTTGATTACATACCCTAAGACCAGGGAAATTTGAATCAGCAGAAAGATCAGAGAATGCTCTTTTCATTT